ACGTTCCGTAAATATTTCAGGCGCCCCATCACTTATTGGCTCTTTGTTACTCACAATTCTCTCAATCTTGTGTTCTATTGGCTCTCCTTCTACAGTTTCCACACTCTTTAGGCTACTTTTACTTGGTATTCTATATTTATATCCCATTATTTCATTTTTTATAGGTTAGGTATTACTTTCGCACTCATCTTTCTTCTAGCTAATATCTTATTACTAATTTGTACCCAGAAATTTTGACTATCTAAGCTCGTCTGTGCAAATATTTCATTATACTTACTTGGGTCTACATACGTCGTTAAATCTTCGATTCCACCTGTCCCTTTTTCATATCTTCTATTTAGTGTCATAAACATACTATTTCCCTGTTCTGCGAAACTTCCTCTTGTTTGATTTACATTTGTCATGTAGTTAATCCATGCTGGTTGTTTTCCTGCCGTGCTATATGTTACATTTCCTCCAGTATCTACTTCAGTATCAAACCATGCCATTTGGTCCGTAATTAAATCTTGATATCCTATTGAATCTAATGCCGGCTTATGTAAGTCGTTCATTGTTTTTAGATTCATATCCCATTTATTACCTTGACTGTAATCTATCCTTGGCGTTAAGCTTACTAAACCAATTATATAACTTGGCTCATCTACTTTAATCTTCACTTTTCCACCTTTATTTTTACCTGTTAATCTACCACGTCCAGCTAATGTTCCTAATGGTTGGTCTTCTCCATTTACTGTTGTATCACTCATACTTACTACTTCCTCAAACGCCAGTTCTTTTATTAAACTTCCATGATATATCGGATTCTCACAACTTTTTGCTCTTTCATGCGTATATACTGCATCTAACCAGTCATCATAACTTCCACCGCTTATCGCAATTCTATTTAACATATTATATACTTTATTCGCTAAGTTTAAGCTATCTATTGTGAATTCATCTCCTGATGTACTTACTGCCGTTACTTCATTGATTCCATTACTTCCATCAATCCATTCTGTACTAATCCAGTTATTGAATAAATCACTTTGATAAGTTTTTATTCCTAACCCTTCTTGACTTGCCGTAGCTAATGTACTTTTCATTTCTCCTCCTTCATACGTATACTCTAATCCTAATCCGTATGGTGCATCGCTATCTTTATTTATTGTGAATGCCGTTGTATCTCTTACTGCTTCTAGTATATCCATTCTCATATCATCGATATTATCTAACGCAAATTCTTTTAGTTGTGGCGTTCCTAATCCTGGTTCTTCTGTGTTTTCGACAGTTGTTTGCTCACTCTTCCAAGTTTGGCTAGTCGCTTCAGTTCCTGTATATCCTCTAAACGTTGTTGTATATGTTTCATCTTCATTTTGTACTTGTATTACTTCCTCAAATACTGTTACACAATCTACTCCTACACCTGCTATTTTTACTGTAAATTCTTCAGTGTCTGGTTTCCCATATCTATTATTTGCATTATTATATTTTGTATGAAACACCAATGTTGTCGCTACATTATATATTAAATCTGATAAATCTCCACCTGTTCCTGATGTATCTACTGTTACTTGTGTACCATTTATATTTCCGTACTCATTTATTGTACCTCCATATGTTCTTGTCGTTAGGTCTGCACTTATTACTTTCATTGCATTATCTAAGTCAGTCGCATGTATTACATAACCTCTTTCTTCTTGCTTATTTGCATAGTAATTTTTATATATATCCCAATATCCTAGATAGGGTACTGCATTAAATTTTCTATATCCTAGATTTCCGCTCGTTCTTCCTAGCCCTCTTATGTTTAAATATGAATATATACTTGAACTATTTATTTGTTGATTATCTCCACCATTAGCATCATATCCTACACTATGTAACTCTAATTGAGGCAATAATATTTGGCTCATATCCATTCCTATATTTAGCATATTCATGTGTAGTTTTCCATTGTATAATCTTAATGGACATTGAAATACGTCTAATTGCACTTTATAACTTCCGAATAATGGTCCTACTGTTGGTAGCGTTTTCACGTCACAGTCTAAGTCTATATCGAAACTATCTCCTGGTAATGCTACTTCACTCATAAATGGCACTAATGTTCCTGACGCCATTGAGCTTCTCCATATATATCCTAAGTCATGACTACTTCTTTCGTAATTTCTTAGACTTACTTCTTGTTTATTTCCGGAGCCTAATCTATCTCCGCCTATTTCTGTTTTCATACTTGTTCTTTAATTTTGTTGTTAATTTTTGTTCTTACTTCTTCTAATAGCATCACTACTTGTACTATTCTGTTCCACGTAATTTTCTCTAATTCTTCAATTACTTCTTCTTTACTTTTTGCTTTTTCGGTTAATCTATAATCTCCCATAACTCCGAAACTTTCTCCATCTATTGTTATTACATGAAAAGGACTATCTTTTATTTCTATCCTTTCAATTGTTTGTTTATTACCATCGCCAGATTCTTTGTTGTTTACTTTCTTCGCATTCGGTTGTAATTGTCTTAATTTTGGTTCTTCCATCTTTACTGTATTTAGTTGTTGATTTAATTTTTACGTATTCTCCGTTTTCTAATCTTCTTTTTAGGATGATCTCTCCTGTTGCCGTATCTACATACATAGATTCAGTTTTCCAGAGAGGTTCTTCATAGTTATACCTCCTTTCTTCTTTTCTTGATTTAATTAAATGATTGTATTGTTCTCTGTTGTATCCCATTTTTCATAATTTTAATAGGTTACAAATTTCTGTTACAAGTTGTAACATTTTTAATTTGTCCTATAATTTATACTATGTTTAACAGGTTACGTAACCTGTAAACTTTTTTGGTTTTTGAACCACATTTCTTTTGCTAATATAATACTTTTTTTTAACTACGCAACTTTTTTATCCCCCACCCCATATAGCTTCTGCAATCTTTCTAACTTTTTCAAGTTTCTTCGCTCATTTTCATATTTTTTAAGCTCCCAATTCTTCGCATCATCTCCATATCCTAATCTCTTATTTTTTTGTCTCATCATTTCCAATAGTTTATAATACTCATCTTCTCCTTGACTTATATCCACTTTTACGCCACATACATATCGTTCTTCCTTATCTAATTTTTCTAACCAGAGACGCTCTCTTTCGTCTTCGTTATAGATTTTGTTTCTATAATACACTGGTAGAGCTAACTCTACTCCCTCGCGAGTTTTATACGTTTCTATCGTTTTCTCCTTTTTATACTTATTACGTTGACTATCTCTTCTATTTACATATTCTTTCCCAATTCCTTGACTTGTAAATATTTTACTATTATACGTCTTATGACTTGCATCTACTTTATTCACATATTTCACGATATAATTTATCGTTTTCGCATTCACATATTCTCCAATCCATATCTTTCCATATTTCCATATATCCCCTATATCCTTCACTTTGTCTGTCCATACAATACCATGCATATGCACTCTTTCTGTATTCGCGTGACCCAATTCTGTCACTAACCAATGCCTCAATGTCTTTCCATATTTTTTTCTCCATCTTTCTGTATATCTTCTAACTGCTAATCTACATATCTCATTATCTCTTGCATAGCCACTTAATCCTTTTATCTCGTTATCTAGTTTTTGTAACTCGTGTTCCGAAAACGTGTAAGTGACAAACTTCGCGTTTTTGTTAACTCGAATATCTTCTTGCAGTCTTACTTGCCAGTTTCTTGCTTTTTGTTTTTTACATTCTATACATTTTCCACACCCCACAGGTACCATCAATACCCTTTTGTCTTGAATAGGGGGGATGTTCCCCCCATTCTTCTTTGTTTCAGTATATTTCCTGTTTCGTATCAATCTTGGATACAAACACATTAGTTCCCATTTATTAAATCTATGATTTGCCTTTTTTGACTGTCACTAAATGTTTTTCCTGCATCCATACCTTTTTTTCCTGTGCTTATTTTTCCACCAGTTTTTCCACCTGTTCCAATTCTTCCAACTGCTCCTATACCTTGTAATATGTTTTTTATTACATTACTTCCAAAATATACACCTAGTATTTTTACTAATGCATCTCTATCTTTCATATTATTTACTGGATCTAATCCAACTGCTGTCATCATATCTATAAACGTACTTCCAGTTACTTGTTTTTTCTCTTTTAATTCTAGTAATGCTTTTTCTACTTTTCTAACATCATTATCTGTTTTCAGATTTGTTGTTCTTTGAATTGTTTCTAATTCTTTAGCGTTTAAATTTTTGATTCTTCCTTTTCCTTCTGGAGTTTCTCCTAATTTATCTTGTGCATTTGCTCTATCACTTTCTGCTTTTGCTTTGATTCCATCTATTTGTGCTCCTAGTAATGCATTTTGTAAATCCATTACTTTTCCTTGCTGACTACTTCCCATACTTGCACTTCCACCACTTTGGCTACCAGTTGTTCCACCTTGTCCTGCACTTCCATACATTAACGCTGGGTTTAATCCTGCTTCTAACATATGTTTTTTTTGTGCTCCATAGTTCGTTTTGTTCCACATATCAAACTGCAAATCATGTCCTTGTTGATTTAATTGTCTTTGATTATTATATTGTAATTCCATCAACCTTCTATTGTTTCTGTAATTTCTTCTTTCTGATAGGTGTCCGCCTATCATACCTAGTACACCACCTGCTGCACTCGTTCCTATTTTACCCCAGTTTATTTTACTCATTTTCTATTATTTTTAATATTATTATTGCTATTACTATGTTCCACATATTTTCTTTTTTTCGCGCTTTTACAAAGCGATTTTTATCCCTTGATATATAAGAACAGATGCGTACCACTCTTATCAAAATAGGGGGGATGCCTTACTCGTAACACCCCCCATATTTCTTACTCAGCTTTGCTCGTACCTTCTGTTGGCTTAGCTTCGCTAACTTTATCCACTTTTAACTGTACTACTTTAGGCTCATCAACTTTTGATATTTTGCCTTTTGCATCTCGTTTGGCTTGGATACTTCCTTCTACTTTAGACATTGCTTCGCTAGCAATTTCCCATCTATCTGTCCTAATGTTATATGCACTTTTTACACCTTCTTTACGTTCCGTAAATATTTCAGGCGCCCCATCACTTATTGGCTCTTTGTTACTCACAATTCTCTCAATCTTGTGTTCTATTGGCTCTCCTTCTACAGTTTCTACACTTTTTAGGCTA